ATTTAGGAATAGGTAAAATATTTAAGTTTATAACAGGAACTGGGTCTGACATTTTATTTATAATAAAATTAGCTAAATTTTGAGCATGTGTTAAATCAGTAATAAATTCATTTTCTATCACTATTTCTTTAAGACCATATCTTCTTATATTGTCATCTAATGTAGCTTTTTGTTCTTTCACATCTCCAGTTTTATCTGTTACTACAACTGGGATGCCAGCAATGCCAGCGAAATGTTTCTCCCCAGTCAATGGGTTTTCACCTTCAATATAAACAATATCACCATTGACTGTGCTGTTGGATGCAGCCAGTATTAATTTAGCACCAAAAGGCGTTGGGTTGTATTTAATCAATTCTATTTTCGGTGGATATACTGTACTCATATTAGTGATCAGTGGATTTTCAATTTTAAAAGCTGGAGCTTTATCGTATAGAAGATCATAATTCTTTACTTCTCTGACTAAAGTATTTGCATTATGAGATGCAACTGATGTATCAAACAAGCCCCTCTCTAAATTTAAAAATGAATTACTTGTAGTGTTGCTATATTTTACAATTTCATTATTTATTTTAAGATAACCAGATTTTGAAAAATATGGATTATCTGTTGATAAAACATTAATTGATATGTCATTGTTAGAAAAAGTGTTTGACAATTGAGTTACACCCAATGTTGTTGGGTCTTCTGCTCTCCATAAACTTTGTTTTTGAATTAAGTTATTAGCTACACCATTAACTTTTACAACAACTTTATTAGTTTGCAATTGCACATTGTAGCTTGCATCAATAATATTTGAAGAATCAGACAACTGATATTGAACATTGGCGTGTTGTGCTATTGAAGTTTCAAAAAATCTATTGAAATGTTCATACTGGGCTACATTATTTTCATCTATATAAAATCTTCCAAGATCAGCTAAGCTTATATTATCAATGACTTCCTGTATGGATGAGTCATTGCCGTATATAAAAGGCATAACCCTTACTTCTTTCATTTGTGTTTCAATATAATTGTTTTTAATTCCCTCAGAAGAAATTTGTTTGTTAAAAATAGCAAATTCATCAATGTAAAAACTTCTCAAAACAGATGGGGGAACTTCTGAGCCAGAAGTAAATGAAGCCCCGCGGCCACCAAAGGTTAAATTTTTATTAGAAAATGAAATTAAATTACCGGATGTTGTTACTGTGTTTGACAAGGAACCATTGATATAATATTTCAATACATTGTTTTTGTATGTAACTGCAATATGATTGTAAATTGAAGAAGATAATCCCGTATTGCTACTTACAGTTTGAATTCCAGAACTGGATACAAATTTAAAACCATTAGAGCTATTTGAGTTGAAAAATTCAAAACCAGAACTAGGAGATGCGTTACTCCAATTACTAATGTATTCACCATTGCTGGAAAAGCTCCCATTGTGAAATTTTGCAAATATTTGAATACTAAACTCTCCAGTGTAAGATGAAGATGATGTATTGAATACATCATAAGATATATGATATGGTGTTCTCAGATATGAATTGGCAGATAACAAAACACTCTTGCTTTCGCTATCAGAAACAACACCGCTTTCTTGCGATATGGCGACATTACCTAAATATATTGCATCATTCCTTCTAGCCGATCTTTCAATAACATTAACATTTGCAGTCGGTGTCCACGAGTTTGATGAAAATGTTAAATAAGTATTGTTATTTTTTGCACCAATTTTATCGTTAGCAACCATTGTGTAGCATTCATTAGCATATACATCATCTTGATTGCCATTATATGTCTTACCAAGTGATATCTGGAACGGCTCCCCAGCGACATATTCTTCTGTAAAAAATTCAATTCTTAACTCATATGGGTTGCCAGCCGTTAATGAAAATTCGCTTGAAGTAAAAGTTACAGCTGAATTTGAGCCGGAGTCAACAACCCTCCATTCATCTATAATTAATATTTTATTTAAATAAACTCTACACCCACCTTTGTTTATTGATAATAATATCTCATAACTGCCGGTTGCCGATGGTAAATAATATCCATCAAATACGCCATTAAAATATTCATTTACAACAACTGAATTTTTATCTGTAAATTGCCCAGAAACGAAGTCTAAAGCGAGAGAGCTGTTTGAAGATATGCTTGATGTTTTGGTAGTTAAAGATGGTGTTATATATGCTTTAACATCCAATGCTTTTTCATACAAAGTTAATTCTCTATCATTAGCATCTAATTTAATATCACGAACAGAATTTAAATCTGTTGCGGGTACTTGAACAAATCTTGCTCGTAAAGATGTTGAAACTATTTTTTGGGAATTGGCTCTATCTATGCTGTTTTCATCAAATCCGTAATGCAAAATAGCATTATTTTTTTTATAGCTTTTTGACGGAGGAGACAGATATTTAATATCCGATTTAGGAAAATTTGTCATTAGCAATAAATGCTCAACAGCTTCCGCAACAGTGGAGTCTTGAAGTAAAAACCCTTTTGTCAACATTTTTTCATTATTAAATTTGCTCCTATCTGTTAAGTTTGCAGTAACATTCATGCTTGACGAAGTTGCTTGCCATTCGTCAATATAAAAAACACCATATGGGACATACTCGTAAATATCAAATTTAATTGCCGATCCAGAGCTGTGGGGTTTTGCAGATGTTCCACCAACTCCTCTTTCTATAATGTTAAAAGAATTACCAGTGCCTTTTTCTGCAATAACTATTTCTTTATTAACAGTGTTAGGCTCTATTGTTAATAAATAATAATCTCCAACCCCGCCATTTGGAAAATCACTTACGCTATTTACAGTCCATACATTGGCATTGGAAGCAACGTTTGAAAGAAGCACTGCTTCTACGAATGTATCATTATGATAATGTATTTGCCATCCCGCATTTACATAAACAGCAATATCTTTTTTCATGTATTTACCAAAATCAGAGCTGGAATTGAACAAATTAAATTCTTTACCAGTATTATCAAATGTAATTGAAGATGTGTTGCTGCCGCTGCCAGCAATTGGCAAACTAGTTTCGTGGACATCTCTTACTTTTGATACACTAAAATCCATTACATAGTCAGTCATATCAAGCCGGTAAATTGGCGACATTTCATTTATTCTTGCGTAATCTAATGGATTTTTTGTTGTATAAATAGTTAAAATAATTTTATTTATGTCATTTGAACTTACCCCATCAAGATAATGTTCAAAAAAATAATTATCTTCTGGTATTTCAGCATCTACATTGTACACAAGATTTACTGTATTATTATAAGCTTTTATATTATAGCTTTTTATTTGACCATTGTATTCTGAAGTAACTACTTTGATTAAATTAACCTTTCTTTCTGCAAACACATACGTTAATAGAACTGGATCTGCGAATTGATACCCGTTTAATGTTGCATGAAGTGAACTAGTGCTTTTAACAGATGATTGATAACCAAATTCATAATTTTCTTCTTTTGTTGGAGGCATACAATGCCATTGACCATTTGCTGTAATAATTTTGCCATTAACATCTTTAGCATCACACACAGCCCATGTGAATGACTGTCGTTCTATACCATTAATTGATTCATTTGGAGTAAAATAAAAATCAGCCCCTCTTGATCTATTTATTAAAATTTCATTCGCTGACAATGTTCTGCTGCCAGATAACATCCCAGAAACATTTTGAGATACAGTTGCTTCAGAAATTTTAGAATTAGTATAGTTGCTTGTTGCAATTTCAGTATTTGAATATTTATCAACATGCCTGCTGTCTAGCCAATCAATAAATATTAAAGGCTTTACGCTTTGCGCAATGCCCGCAATTGCTGTGTTAAATGATGCTGATATTTCTTTGTCGTATAGGCCGTATTGAAGCATTTAAACCTCTTCCAAGCTCATAGAGCAGTCCCAGAAGTAAACATCACTAGCCAAGTCTCTTCTTATTAAAGTTTCATTATAATCCTTCACTAATACATTATAACTTGTTTCAGTATAAGGCGCTGTCCCTGATTCATCTAAATTAATAATTTTTAGAACATGACCTCTTGGGTCAGAAGCTATTTGTTGAATAAAATCACGACCTCTTTCATTATCGGCAGTGTATTCTATTGAATTTGGCAACCATGACCAAGATATATTAAACACTCTACGCCCAGCCCGATTTGTTGATTTGTAATATCTTTTTTTCCTATTATTCCAATTTACAGTTTCAACGAAAATTGGCTCAACACTCATATCTAATTTTCTATTATGGTTTGTTAGTGGTTTATCATCAAGCAAAATTAATGTTCTGTATATAGATGAATCAATTGCGGCATTAATATTTGAAAACAAAATTGTTGGTTGAGCCAAAAGAGCACCCATGTTTTGTATTACAATATTTATATTAGCAAGCGATATTCTTCCAGCTACAGTGATTGAAACTGATGATGACAAAGACGAAGCGATATTTTTAGTAAGCGTCAATGTAGCCACCAAGGAAGACGTAACGGCGATGCTGCTACTTGCAAAAGAAGTTTTAACAGCAGATGATGTTAAAACAGACTGGGCTGATAATACAGCATTTGATAGCGCTTGCTTGATGGCAGATGATGTCAATGAACCACTGGAGCTAAGAGCTGAGGATGCGGCTGATAATTTAATTGAAGAAGATTGCATATCTGACTCAACAGACATTACACATGAAGCTTCTTTTACTCTTGTTCCTAAAGTTAAAGTTGCACCATCTACATTTATATCAATTACAGCAAATGATATTTTGATAGAAGTCGCTACAACATTGCTTTGAATAGATTGATTAGATTGAGAAAATGCTATTTTTACAGCACTTGCAGATACATTTGATTCAACCAAAATATTGCTATCTATAAGAATAGCCATATCGGCTGTATAGAAATCAATACCAGAATTAAAAGGTTCTGAAAAAGAATAGAATCCAAACTGGGTCATGTTATTGCTCCGTCAATGCCATGGAGACATCGTAATAAACACAACCTGCCGGCAAATCTCGTCTAATCAAAGATTCACTATAAGAATCAACATAGCAATTGTATTGCTCAAAACCCCCGTTTGGCTCTAGTTGAATAGATATAGAAACATAATTTGATGTGTTAGCAACGCCAAATAAAAAATCACGCGCAGCTCTGCTGTCTACAGTCTTATTTGCTAAATTTGGCAAATAAGACCATGTTAAGTTAAATTGTTTTTTATTTTTTGTATAGAATCTTCTTCTGTGTCCAGAAGCTAAATCTATATCATTTGCTGAAATTTGCTCAGTAATACTAACTTTTCTGTTATGTGCTGTTAATTCTGTATTATTGATTGATAGTAAATTTGCTATTGACATTACAAGCCTCTATTGATCCCATTATAAGAATTTATAACACGGCTTTCAAGACCGGCTGCTTTTTTGTTTCTTGGCAAAACTGTAGTGTTATATTTCTTCATCATTGAGTTAAACCACTCTGGTTCACCAATAAAGTTGTCAACATAAATATTTACATTCTGTGTTGAATAATTTTCTCCGCCTGTGCCTGCTGTATTATTTATCCTCATATTTGGCATATTTATACTTGGCACACTCGGCATTGTTGGCAAGTTTGGCTTTGACAACCTGAGCGAATTCATACGATCCAATACGTCTGTACCAATTCGCTGAACTGCTTTATGATTAATTACATATTCCCCACCGTGGAGAACTGCTGGTATTCCTTGCTGAGCTGGTCCATATGTCATACCGCCAGCACCATACATCATTCCACCCTTCATATACGCCATTCCACCACTCATATAA